CACGAATAGAAGACAACTATTTAAATTTAAATGTTTATGAAAACTTTAATAAAATAGGTAATCAAAAACTATTACAGCAGATTATTGCTAATACTAATACATTTGAAATGGACCCTAACACAGATATTGGTAGCAAGTTTTGGGGAAGATGGGAAAAATTTGTAGCTGAAGCAGCAGTAGGTAAAGCAAAAGAAACTATGCAGGCAGAAAAAGATTTTGTTGCAGATAAAGAACTTAGTGTAAAGATAGATGATGTAAGTATCCGTGTATTAGATAAAATTTTATTTGAAAAACCTGATAGCAAAGCTGCTCAAAGTATTATTAAACAAATATTTGAAATAGAACGATTATCTGATTTTGATAAACAATTAATGCAAGAATGGAATGACTATCGTCAAAATACTTACAATAGACAACTTATAGAAGATTATTTAATTGATACTGGTTTTGATCCTGGTACTTATTTAAGACCTGGGGTTAGAGAGTATATCAATGAAAGAATACAACAATATGTATCTAAAAGGTTAACTAGACCACGTATTAGGCACTCATATAGCTCTAAATTAGGCCTATATGACGTTTTAATTAGTCAACGTAAGCAAAAGTACTCTAAAGCAAAGAAAGGCCTGGCAAACAACGAATTTATGCTAAATGAGGGTGCAAGAGATGTATTGAAGGTAACTGTATATGAAGGTTTAAAAAACGAAAAAACAATGACTCTTGGTAAATTTTGGGACACTTGGGTTACAATGAAAGAGAATCCAAAGTCTAGATTAGCTAAACAAAATTTTGCAGAGTATGAAAGAATTAGAACAAGCGTAGCTTATGTAAGATCACCTATGATTAGTAATGGTGGTATGCGTATTGGTGAATTTGTAGGATTTGCTAAAACTCGTAAAGGTATATCATTGATTACCAATGAATACAATGACTTTATGATGTCTGGTGCTGATAAAGATATTGACTCAGCACATATGTTTTGGGGATTACCTTCTGAATTAACAAATGCTTATAAACAATCACAAGTACAAGACCAACTTGTTAGAACTAAAAATGGTAAAAAAGATACAGTAGATCTTAAAGATGCAGACATTGGTAGAGAGTTAGCTAACGCAGAACCTGGTCAAACAAAAACTAGAGGTGAGCATTTAGCTGATATTCTAGATACTAACGCAAAATTATTTAATGGTAAAATATCTACAATGGCACAAGACTCTATTGGTTTAATTACTAATGGAGTAAATCTTATTTCTTTAGAACTAGATATTAATAAACAGTTAGAAGATAGTACAGTCCGTACTGGTATTGATAGAATAGCATTAAAAGAAAGGTATAAAGATGCTTTTGACCAACTTACTGTAGATAGAAATGTTTTATTAAACACTTACATTGATGCAGCAGACTTGTCAAACATAGACTTACCTATAGTTTCTTTAAGAAATATGCGTGCTAGATATGAGTGGATGTATGAAGGTGCACAAACAGGTGAACTAGAAGCTAGAAGACAGGCCATAAAGAATATGCATAAACTTATATTTGGACAGCAACGTAAAACAGATATGCCTTTAGATATACAAGAAACTGTTATTAACTACCTAGATAAGACAGAAGGAACTCGTAGTCATTTAGGTTTAATTGCAGAACAGTATAATGGTTTACGTTTAGAGTTAAATCCTTGGAATGTATTTAGTAAAGAACAAAGTGTCGCATTCTTAAAAGATTTATCTAAACAAATATCAGAACATCCTATATATAAAAAGGTTGGTTTAAAAGATTTTAAAGAACATTTTATGGAAGGATTAACAGAAAAAGAGTTTAACAACATTTTAGATTATGAAGTATTTTTATGGAACAAACTAAATAATGTTATTGATTTATCAAATGCTCTTGTAAGATCGCAGCAGTTTAAAGACTATGCAGTAAAAGAATTAGAAATGTCACCTGAAGCTGTAGATAATTTTATTACACAAGTAGTAGAGTTAACATTTGAACAGCGTAATAGAATTTATCAGGCGTTTGATAACAATCAAAAGTTTTACAAGAAAAACAATAAACGTTCTTATGGCGACCAAATAGCTCTTACTAAAAGTATATTAGAAACAGAATTAACTAAACTATCTAAAAGAAGAAAACAGATAGGAGATCCATTACCAGAAAAAGCTAGAAGAGAAGTAGAAGATTTGTTTGATGTATTTTATATAGCTACTCCTGTAGTTAAGAAAGATTTTATTGGTTTTAGAGCAGAAAATCGTTTTGATCGTTTAAATCAAATAAATGGTAAAATTAAACAATTAGTAAAAGCTAAAATGGATTTTGAAAAACGTGGTCAATTTTTTAATAAAGATACAGAATTAGAAAATTTATATAAAGAACGTGGGAAGTTGCAGTCAGAATTTACTGGTTTATTGCCAGACAAAGAACAAACATGGGCTATAAGACCTAGAAATAAAAAATATATGTCTAATGCTAGATACGAAGTATTGAAGGTTGCGCAGCAAGATAGAACTAAACGTATACAAGATATTAGAGATATGTTAGATTTAGATAGATTTGAACAAGCAGCTATGGATCAATTTACTGAACCAGCAAATGGTACTCAATCTAAAATAAATGCTGATACATCTAAACCTGTTGTACTACGTACAAAGAAAATGGTTCCTGATTTAATTGACTTAGATGTTCTTACTGATCCTAAAAAGTTAGATAATTTGATTGCAACATTAGAACCTTTACAAAAAACTCAAACAGAAACAATGAGAAAGAATCTTACTGATTTTAAAGAGTTAATATATGCAACTACTGTGGGAGGTAATCAAAAATTTATATTTAATTTGCCTAGTGAATATGCATTCTTTTTAAAGAGAATAGATCGTAAGAGTGATTTTATACAAAACGTAGACGGATTAAGATTTAATTTCTTTATGAAAGCAATGAGAAATAAATACAATAAAGATAATCTTATTGATCAGGTTAAAAGAAATAAAGAATTAATTCAAGAAGCACAAGATACTTTATACGCAGATATTACCAAAGATGTTCCCTTAAAAACATTTGATGAATATGTAAAAGAAAATACCAAGAATATTACTGGTATGAATGAAGCTGCTTTTAATACTTTGGTAAAAAATTATGAGAAATATGTAAGCTCTTGGATACTTGGTAATAGAACTAATATAGATAAAATTGCAGACAAAACAGAAGGTATGTTATTAAAAGATTCTGATAAAGTTATATATTCTGTTAACGAAAAAACTAAACGTGTTCAAAGATTTGATAGTAGAGAAAAATTTGAAAAAGCAAATAATAAATTTCCACATATACAAGAATTAGAAGTAAATAGATTATCTGATTTAATTACTAATGAAATAAATAGATTAAATCCTTTACAAGCACATCTAAGAGATCCCAAAAGATTAGACCAAATATTAGGTATATTTCAAAGATTAGATAAAGAGATTGCTCCATTTGAACAACGATTACAGTTTGATCGTGTTGTAAAATTCAACGAAAAAACAGGGCAAATGGAAGAATATGGTATTACTGTGCCTACATCTACTTTAAAAACTGTAGCTGATTTAATTTATAAACAACACGTAAGTGCAAATCAGTTAAATGATTTTAATACTAAGTTTATTGGATTTGCTAAAAAGATATTAAATGAATCTCAAAAAGGGTACAAAGATCACGCTAATACTATTTGGGAGTATGCAGCAGTAAAACATAACTTAGGAGAAGATGGTCAGGGTCCTAAGAAAGGTAATACAACTCCTGAAGAGTTATTAGACTTACAGAAAAGATTTGTAGAAGCAGAAAAAGAAATTAAGAAAATTGACCAAAAGTTTTCTTACTTTAATGAATCAGGTAAAAAAGAGTTTGTAAGTGCAATTGAATATGCTGATGTAGTAAGAACTAAAGTAATACAACCCTTAATGGAATCAGCATTAAATGGAATTATTAAAAGTAATTACAAAAGAATAGCTACTTATTTTGACAATCAAACTGTTCTTCCTCTAGAATATTTACCACAAACTATGTTGGCAGAAGGTCATCCTAAGTTTTGGCAACAAGAATTAGGTAGAATGTTTTTAAATAAATATGGTATGATTGAGTCACGTAGATTGTTATGGTTTGATAAAACAGTTAGATTATCTCAAGATAAACAATCTGGACCTGAAGTATTAAAGAATCACTTTCATTATGATGATATGGTTTGGATTAGATTTCATTTAAACCTTCGTGATCACATTATGGATAAATATTCTGAATATATTACCAAAGGTGGTAGTTTAAATTGGAAAGCTATGGAAGCAACTAAAGTAAAAGTTGGTAATAAAAAGATTAGTGTAGCTGAAAAAGCTCGTAGAGATATTGCTAAATTTAGTGGAAAGTATCAAGAATGGAGTAGTGAAGTAGGTAAGTTCCAAGAAGATGGTGTATCTGATAGATTTTATCCGCAAATGGGACAAAAAGATACAGCTAAAAATAGAGAAATTTTAGAGAATGAATGGTTGGCTTCTGAGAAAAAACGTATTATGGCTAAAACAAATCCTGATCAATTGTTAGATGCTAATTTAAGAAATGATGTGAAGTATAAACAAATAAGCTTTGAAGAAGCAAAGAAGATAGAATTTAATAGATTGGCTAGTAGATTTTTAGGAGAAAATAAATTTGAAAATCCATTCATTGATAAAGATGCAATGGACATGTTAAATCAAAGTACTAGTCGTAAAGGTAAAAATCCATATCCAGGTATGGGTAATTCTACTCATGCTAGATCAAGATTAGAAAGAGCAATGCCTGGTTGGAGAAGTGATGGTAATGTACCTTTAGATTATTATAATAGTCTTACAAGAGGGCTTATGCAAAACATAGGTGCTATGTATTCAAGAATATATTTAGATAAGTTCTTGTATCAATCTTTACAAAATCCACAAATGAAAGACAATGCTAGAATGTGGCATCAAACTATGATTGATTACACTAGAGGTTATATGGGCTTTCCTTCAACAAGAATATTAGAAATTCATGGTGTATCTAAAAAAGAGATGGCTTTATTAAAAGAATGGCAAGCAGCAGGGTTTGATCAAGCTTGGAAAGTTGGTAAACTTGGACCTGTTGAGAAAAAATTATTATATGATTTAGAGCAACAGTCTATACCAACTCTAAGTGAACAAAGAATGCAAAAGAAAAAATTTATTGTAGAGCAATATAGATTTAATAGCAAAAAGATAAAAGAGCTAAACAATGAATTACGTGATAAAAAAACATCAAAAGAAAGAAAAGAAGATATTAAGATAGAGGTTGAAGAATTAAATGCAAGAATGTTTAAAGCATCTAAACAAAAGTTTAATAGATGGATGGACAAAACAACAAAGAAAAATCTCAACGATTTTATTAAAGATGAGAATATAGATAGATTGAATATTAGTAAAACGCCTAGACAATGGTTTAGTGATGAATCTGTTGGTAATGTAATGTTAAAAACAGAAAATGCTATAAGTAATGTATATGGTAAAATTACAGGTAAGAAGTTATTTAAACAATTACCAGACGATATACAGCTTCGTCATAAAGCTTTAGTAGATCGTGCTCAGTATATATCTGATCTTGAAGGTAGATTTGAATTGTTATCATTGTTATTTAGTCCTAAAGCAACTATTACCAATGCTTATGGTGGTTATCAAAACATTATTACTGATACTGGTTTTGAACATTTTTTTAAGGCGTTTGATGAAAAATACCTAATAAATGAAGTATTTAGAGGTCAAAAGTTTAAATTATTTAACCCTACTACAGGTAGATATGAATTACGTGAACTTAAAAATAAAGCAGATGTTCATGAAATGATTGATACATTAGGATTGCTTGAAGGTAATTTGTTGCAAGAGTTAACATATTTGCAAGCAAATGAACCAGCAAATGCTAAAAAGTTTTTAACAGAACTTGTTAAGAAAGTAACTGCACATACAAGAGCAGAAAGATTGTTTGGAAATAGTAAAGAAGTAAATGAAAAGATTGAAGAATATACTAAGAAACAAGTTAATGAATTAGCTAAGCAATATAATGTAGATAAAAAGATTATGGAAATTGGTAGTATATTTATGTCTACATCTGAAAAACATTTAAGACGTAAAGCGTTCTTAGCACATTATTTAAAAGCTAGAGAAATATATTCTGGATTAGAAGGTAATATAGAAGTAACTGATGAGTTTTTAATAGATAGTGCAAGAAAAGGTGTAGAAGGATCACAGT